AAAGCATCACCTTGTAGTATTTCAAAATTAGTTTTAGTAGCATCTCTTATATTAGGGCTGGTTAATAATATTTCACGGTAATTACTGCCACCACTTTCACGCCAATCTTGATTTGCAAATTGTGCTGGTCCATCAAAATCTCCAGCAGTTTCTGATCCAGGTTCTAAATCTTCTGGGTAATTTATATATCCTTGCTCCATTGCGTCTTGCTGTGCCATAACCCTTGCTTCATTAAGGTCATAAGTACTATCTACATATTGATTATCTCTATAAATGTAAAATTCCTCACTACGACCACCACCTATAATTTTATAAGTAGCATCACCAGCATTAGCTCTTTCCATTACAAGTTCACCATAATTCTCCAAATTTTCTGTAGCAATAGCTTCAATAACCTCATCTTGTTTATAGCCACTATCTTTAAATATTCTTGGATTAATTTTATCTAAAATAACAACAGGAATACCATACTCTTCTTCAATAACTTTTTTATTATTAACAAACCATTCATCCATCTTGTCAAAATCACTATCAGCATTAAATTTTTGTCTTAAAATTTTATCAATAACATCGTCAAATGTATATTCTATAGGTAATCCCATTCCACTAAATTGTGGCTGTAAAGGGTCAGTTGGGTTAATTACCATTTTAGAAATTTCTTCGGGTGAAGTAAAATCACGGTTAATACCAACAGCTAATAAATCCTCTTTCTGAAATTCTTTAAATATTGCTGTTTTCATATCTACAAATACTGGACCATCAAAACTTCCATCAGATATTTGATGAACAAAACTAAATAAATCCTCTCTTATATATTCACTTTCAACATTTATTTCTTCATTTTTATAAAGGTCATAATCATAAGAGCCTTCATCGCTTGAAAATTCTAAAGAACCACCTTCGCCCATATCACCATCTACACCTAAACGAACCTCTTTAAGCTGAACCTGGTTTTCGTTCATGTAATCAATCAATTCGCCTTTAGTAATTACCTGGTTGCCTTTACGCTTAAAAAATTCATCTAACCCTGTCCAATACATTTCATCTTTTTTAACACCAGCATTTTCTAGTGTTTTCATCCATTGCTGTGAGGACCCTTGACCTAAACTAATTTTATTTATTTCTTCTAAGGCTTTAGAATAAAAACCTAGATCGTCTTGTTGCCTGGTATTATCCAACATTTTACCAGCACCAGCTATGAGAGGATCGGGGTCAACACCAGACATTAATGTTGCACCACCTTCAGCCATTCGTGCTTCAGCATTTTTACCAGCCTGTATGATAGTCTCACGGGCTTTCTGTAAAAGGTGAGGGGTCTGTTTTATATATCTTAATGTGTCAACTATACCACCTAGTACTGCGCCCTCTACAGCGTTTCCTAGCCTACCTTGTAGACGTTCAAAAGCAGTAGCATCTTCACCTACACGGGTGTCAAATATTTCTAATACTTCGGGTCCTACACCCAACTCTCTCATAAAGGTAATAAATCCACCTTCTTCTGGATTAAAGTAGCTATCACTAAAAGCACCTCTAATAATGTTTTTAGCTGTACTAAATCCTTTAACGGGTGAAGCTAACATTCCGACACCAAACTGAACAAAACCCCTGGCAATATTATTGACTGTGCCTTCTGGTTTATCTACTTCGGGTAAGCGTGGTGGTGGTATCTTTAAGCCAATAAAATTACCTATATCAGATATTGTTTCTCCAGCACCCACTATCGCATCTCTAGCACCACCAACAAACACATTACCCAAGTCAGTATTTTCTTGTGATGCTGTTATATTTTGTTGCATCTGCTCTGGTGTTTGATTAGTCATCTCAACATTTTGACCAAATATATCACCAGGAAAAGTACCCATAGAAAGCGTGTTTCCTTCTGGTCCAGATTGTATTGTTGGACTAGAACCGTATTGTCTGCGATTACGGCTATTTAAATATTCTTGAATGAAGTCTGTCATTGAAACAACTCCATAGCTTTTTCAAGTTTTTCTAAATCTCTATCTAGTTTTCTAGGATTGTTTTTATAAGAATTGTATAAAGGTCTTAATCCACTTCCTCTTGATGGATTAGTACTAGCACTAATATTACCCTGTATTTGGAACAAAATATCAATCATATCCTGGACATTATCGCTAGTTAGCGTATCGGCTTTACTTCTTTTTATTTCCTGGAATGGTGTTTTTAATTCATCGGGTAATACACCTACGTTTCTTAATATTGTGCTAATTACAGAATTTTTTTCTTGTGCAACAACTTTTGGTTTTAAGTCATTTTCTGTTTCTGTCATTATATCTTGAGCTAATTTAAAAGCATCAAACTCATCTAATTTGTTATCTCTTTTAGCTTTTTGATAAGCTAGTTGCATTTTGTTTTGTGCTTCATTAAATAACTTCATGTCCATATTTAAATCATCATCTGGATCAAGAATTAATATATCTTCTGTTATGCCTAATTTTGCCCGTATAAATTTCATGGCATTATTAAACTCTTTATCACTATACGCTTCAGCTTCATCTATTAGTGATGCTGTTGTTGATGGTGATAACTGGTCATTATTATAAGCACTTACAATTTCGGTAATAGTAAGATTAGACCCTTTAGCTTTAAGTGTTACTAAAACATCATCATTATCTTTAACGCCAACTTTGCTTTGGGTGTTTTTAAATTTTTCCCATTCTTCTATAAATTCAGATGTACCTTTGTTTATAGGTTTACCATTAGCATTAATAAATTCATTCATTATTGCATCAGCCTGGATTTCATCTCCTTCAAACCATTTGACGTATGCCTGGGATAAATTCTCTTTTATTTCTTCCTGGTTGTCTTTTATAATTGTGTTTTCTTTATTGGCATTGTCTGCAATACGGCTACGGTTTTCTGATAACAAAGTATTAATAATATCCCGTCTGCTTAAATCCAAACTTTCTAAAATATTAAAACCAGCTTTTAACTGATCTGGTAATTCGTTTGTTAATGGGTCTTTGATTAGTTGCTCTAATAACTCTCCAGGTGCATCAGCATCAGATTTAATTATTTCATCATTAATAATTTTCGTGGCTAATGTTTGTAAATTAGCATCAAAGTTAGTGCCAATATTCTTTATTTCAGATTGTGAAAATTTAAATGTTGATGCTTTGTTTAAGCGTTTTACTTTTAAACTTTTTATATGATTATCAAGTATTTCTGGATCATTAGCAAAAGCAGATATTTCATCATACAATGATAAATCTTCCTCTTCCATTTCAGCAAAGAATTTTGATTTTCTTTTTTTAAAATCGTTATCAGACCATTTATCAGCAAAGGTTACATACTTAGCATTAGCCTTTATACCACCCGATGCTCTTAGCTTACGGGCCGTACCAGGTGATACATCATCTAGGGCTGATGAATGGCCTTCTATAATTGCTTTTAATTTATCTAATAATTCGCTAGGTTCAAAGTTTGGGTCAGATACAGGATTGTCTAAACTGTCATTAAACGACTTTATCGTTTTAGACATTTCTGTACTCATCATATAGCCTATTTCATCGGTGACAGCCGTTAATGATGCATTACGGGCGTATTGACCAAATACTGTTGATTGATCGCCAACTACTTCTAATGGCTCTCCACTTTCTATACTTGCTTTTATCTGGTCCTTTGTCGGAGCATTTTCTGCACCGTATTCAGCACCTTGTATCTTAGCTTGACCTTCAGCTATTCTAAAAAAGTAATTGCTCATTCTGTCTAAAGATTGTGACAAAGAAGACAATGATTGTGCCTGGACCTTAGAAGCAGTAAAATCTACTTTAGGTACTCTTATTTGTACACCTTGGGAGTTATATCTTTGTAGTTCTTCAGCCATTACAATATCTTCTTTAAGATAGCACTAGGTGCATTAGGTCCACCAATCATTTCAGCTTGTGTAAACCCTTGACCAACAGTTGATAAAAATTGTAACGGAGCTATCTTCATTACCGTATTAGCTGAAGTTCTATATTGACCAGCCTGGTATTGTGCCATTCCTTTAGCCATCTTCGCATTTTGTCTTAATGATATTACATCTTTTAATGCGTATCTTCGGTTATAATTATTTATCAATTCTGTCACGCCACCACTCGAATAAGGATTTAAACCTCTGGCTCCAGCCCTGGCAACATTAGCAGATATAACAGCGTTCATTCTTCGCATTACTTCTACACTTTGCCTTTTATATTCAACAGCATCGGCTCTGCCTTGTATCTCGGTTTGTTTAGCTTCAGCTTTAAGTTGATCTGATTTTGCCTGGTTAGCTCTGTATCCAGCTATTCCACTAACTACTGCTGATGCTATCGCTACATAAGTTGCCATCTATAATCCTAACGCTAATTTAAAATCAACAGACAGCACCGTAAAGAATACTGGCTTTGATTGACTAATTGTTAATTGTGCATCGGTATCGTAACCCGTTAATCCGTGCATCTTTTTCATACCCGTAATAGTTGGTACAGCACCACCAGCAGAGTAAGGCAATGTTTGTAATGGAACTTCAAACCCGTTAATCGTTAAATTTTGTGTGCGATAGAGAAGGGGAGTTGCTTCTAATATACGTTTCTTTTGGCTGATAGAAACACCATCGGGCAATCTAGGTTCTACTGGATTGGTTATAACCTCAACCGTAAAATCTAAACCAGCTTCTATATAAGATGTTGGCTGTGCAGATACCGTAATAGTTCCAGAAGAGTTAACAGTTACGTCACTCTCAACTATATCATCTCTAATTACTTTGGCTGTCTTTGCATTTAAATGAGATACTAAATCATAACTTGTGCCACTAAAACTAGAAGTTTTCTGTACCGAACTATCAGTCGTAAAATCATCATCAAATACTTCCAGGTAATATTTTGTTGCTGAATTTATCGTTCTTTTTACGATAAAATAAATAGTGTCTAAATCTACAGCAACATCACAAAAAGTACCGTCTGTTTCGGCAAATGATGGAGCTACAATATTTTGCTGTTTATTAATCATAAAACAAATTAGTTTGCCACCAAAACCAGAACTAGCAGAACGATATCCCGTAGTAGAAGTACCGTTTACAATCATTAATAAATCGCCTTCTGTCGTATCAGTAGCTGGTCTTATATCCATAGCCTTAGGATCAACAATTAAATGTGAAGCTAGTACGCTGACATTTTGAGCGACATACGATAATTCAGTATCGCTAAAATTCATTTCTCTTAATGCTTTGCCCTGGCGTTGAATGAAGAAAGTTCCACCTTCAGTAGCTACGGGTCTAATACCATCTCTAGCCCCTCTTTTTGTTGTGCTTTTAACTGAAACATTAGATGGCGTTATAGGGTCTAAATCTGCTTGAGGAATAAAAAATTCACCACCCGTAGTAAATATTTGCAAATCTCTACCAGAACGCATACCAACTATAGAGTTCAATGCATTAGTTGTTAAATCAACCTGGAAAGCATCATCATCTAAACCTTCATCACTTTTAAAATTAAACGGATCACCAACTTTAGAACCGAACAAAGTCATTGGTAGTTTGTATGAACCTCCATAAAACATACGACCTTCATGGAATACAACAGTATGAGGGTATCCCTGGTTAGTTCCAAAAGCATCACTAAAACTATTGTCATATACCCAATTACCAGTAGCGATAGCATCTGTAGTAGAAAACGGAACTAACACAACAGCTTCGGCAGTTGTTGATGATAAAAACTTTGTGATAACTGCTTTACCAAATCCAGACCATTTATAAGGGCTACCATTAGTCTGAAACACTTGTTGACCAACTGTAGAACCACTAAAGAATGATGCACTTGTTGTTAACTTTACTACACCCGATGTTGCTGATGCTGTAAGCGTTCCACTAGGTTGTGTTTCACTTACGCTTAAACCTAATTTATCATTTCTTACCCGTGGGAAAGTACCAGTATTAGAAACTGAAAAAGTCCAGGTTGTATCACTCGCTCCACGGACCAAATTAAAAGGATAAACATTACGATTAGCAAAAACAACCGTATCAGTATTTTGTGTGTAATTTAATTCTTTTAAATTTAATGAAGTACCAGATAAAAGTGTAATGGTAAAATCAAGATAATTGTTGCCACCTCCATTTATTCCAGTTTGCAAAGTACCATCTTTATAAACAAACAAACGTAAATTTGTACTGCTAGTTAAAGCTAATAATAATAAATATGTTTGTCCTGTCGAATACTCAAAAGGTATTAACCTTACATTATTTTCGCTACTAATAGACGATGTATAATCAGCTATGTATCGTAATCCAGGTCTACGGCTAAAACCACCCTGGGGTTCAAATATTACGTTCTTAGCTTTTTCGACAGAGCTATAGTACTGTTCAATATCAACACGCCCACGCAATAGTGGATCAATCTCACCTATTGTAAAATTGCTTTGATATTGTCTTACTCTGCTCATCTAACATCCGTTAATAAATAATCACCTACTACTGACGGTGTTTGACCTCCAGCATCTATGTTACAAGCCTGTCTAAAAAAACCACCTCTAAGATTTTCGGCTACAGTACCCAGGGCTATTTCTTTCCAGTATTGTGATTTAGTTGTTTGGTCTGTTATTACTTCGGCTAAATGCCAGGCCATTTGATAGCCTAAAAGATTTACAAAATAATGTGGCATCAAAGTTTCACCGACCGTCTTTTGATAATCTATAAATATTGTTAAACTTTCCGTCATTAAAACAGCCGTACCATCTGATGCCTGGGCTATTTCCCAATTCTTATAAATAGGTGATCCAGCCGTACTAGCTGTTCTCACAGCCCTTGGAACGCCATTAAGCATATCGTTAGGCAACGTAAATTGATAGGTCCATTCATTATTTGGTGTTGCTGTTTGCCTGGTAAGTTGTGCTTTAGCAACCGTAAAGCTCCAGGGGTACATTCCTAATGTTGTACTTTTAATGTCGGGATAAAGTGTTGAACAGGCTGTGGCCTGTGTTGAGCCATCTGAAAAACTGCTGATAGCACCAGCACCTAATAATAAAAGTGCCTTGTTACAAATTTTAACGTCTGTATCACCAGAAGCCATTTTAAAACTCCGTTATGGGTTGGGGAAGGGGGAGAGAGCAATCGGGAACTCAGACCTTCCCCAAATTTTATTTAGTCACTATCAGAGACAGCACCAATCGTAGTACCATCTGAAATATCAACCACACCACTAGCATTTGAAACCACAATATGCATGGTTACAGTTCTAGTACCACCAGTTGCACCGTGTACCATAATCATGTCTCCGACACTTAGCGTATCAGATAGATCATTAAAGTAACCAGAAGCATCTACAGCAGTATGTGCATCAGTTGTTGTATAGACATATAATGCTGGAGTTTGACCAGCTTTAGCCTGTCCACCTAATGGACCCCATCCACTTCTTGCAAAAGCCATATTAACTCTCCCTACAGGTAACGTCTACAAGCCCGTCTGTATCAATTACAGATGCACCCATAGACAACATTGAAGTTACTAAGAAAGAAGTCTTTTCTGGAATGTAATTGACCTCTGTCTTAGGAGCGATACCGACTGCACAAGCGACTGACATCTTATGAAATGCATAGCATATTCGGTCACTAGAACCGTCTATTGCTAAACCACCTTCGTCTCTATCGCCAATCATGTGAACGGTAAAGCCTAGAAACGTATTAATTTGACCAGCTACTAAGGCTCTCAAATTTTGATAGTCTCCAGAAACAGCCCTCTCATCACCTAGTAATGCAGATAAGTTATTTGCATGAATAATAAGATGACGGTCAGTTGGTGGAACATTCTTCGCATCCAGGGCTTTCTTTGCTGATAAAATTTTACCAACATTTAAGTCTGATGCTGAAGCTGATCCAGTTGTTACAACAGTATTGGCTACAGTTGATCCAGCTGATGCAGAAGATAAAGCATCAATAATTACCTGGTCTTGCCTTCTACCAATAGCGTTACCAACAACTTGTGCTAGTTCTCTACGCTCATCGAAATTTACTTTTTGCTGATTAAAAATATCTGAGTATTCAGAAGCATTGTAATCAGTTAGCGATACAGATGTTGTGCCAAAAGATGTATTTAATGGAGTAACATCTGTCTGTGGTGTACGAACAGTAGCCTGTCCTTTTCCCACATTTGGAAAGTTAGCTGTTGAGCCAACTACTCCAGTTCTCATCCTACATACATTGTTAAGGACAGCAGAACCTTGATAGGCTTGTTTAACCTCTGCATCGAATAACTGTATGAAGGCTGTTGATAATCCAGTACTCATAGGATTTTCCCTCTTTATTGTTAAAATTTAAGTTAAACGCCAGTAGGTTATAGTATAAATATACTGCCTTGGACTTCGTTACACGCTAACGCAACGATGCATTTCTGCATAGCCAGTACTGCTCGGCTGAGTTGTAGTACAATTAATCAATAGCACAACGTTTAGACTTTGTACAATAAAAAAATGGTGAGTAAGCAAATCGGTACGGCTACTTACTCACCAAGTTTGCTAGGAGGAAATATGCTTTTAATTGCCGTACCGTAACTCAAATTCTTTTTCTACCTTACGGGTGTAGTCTGGATCATCACCATAGCGTTCATTGCTCATCATGCTATCCATTCTAGCCGTGAAATCATCTTCGCTTTCTTTAACGTCTACGCTATCAACCAATGGAATAGGCGATAAGTCACCCGATAGATTTTTAAGTTTAGATATTAATTTTATACCTTGTGCCGTATTACCCCAGGTGTCCATCAATTCGCCTTCTTCTTTTGTAAATACACCCTGGTTAACTTTGCCATCAATCCAATCCAGGTTTTGCTTTATAACTGCTTTGGCATTGTTACCTAATTTTTTAAGTTCTTCTTCCGAGTTGATTTTTTCTTGCTCTTCGCCTTGTCCAGCGATTTCGATAACTTGGGTGACAAGTTCGTTGAAGTTGTCTTGACTGATGTTGTTTTGCTTAGACCATTCAGTAAATTTTCCCACAACTGGGTCATCTTTAGTCCAGCCATTCTTATCCAATATTTCATAATCATATTCCTCTGGAGCTTTGTGTTTTCCTTGACTTAACTTTTTTTCTAATTCGCTAATAGATTTAAAAGCATCATCAATTCTGGCTTCACCCTTTTCCTTATCCCAAAACTTTTCTGGAATATTGTCGGGTCTATCAGCTACAGGCTCTTTTGCTTTATGCTCTATGCCTTCATCTTTATTATCTTCATTGGCTGGTTCTTCTGCTCTCATATTAGCTAAAAGACCTTTATCTTCTACAGGGGCTTCCTGTACAGCTTCTTGACTATCTTGGCTCATTTGCTCTCCTCACTCTTAATTCTATTTCCCGAATAATACTGTTTTGTCCTTCTCTCAAATAGCCATAAGAAGGATCGGCATTAGGTACAAAGCACGGCTGTTCTAAATATCGGTTTCGTAAATAATGCATTAGCTTTTGACCTGGTTCAGTCTTAAATGTTTCAAAAAAGAACTTGTCTATTTCTGATTGTAGTTTTTGATTTTGTATTTTTATTTGCTGGTCATTGGCATTAACACCATCCCAGCCTGGTTCATTAATAGATGATATTTTATCTGCTTGGCTCATTAACTGCTTCCTCTATCTGCGATGTATCCATTCCCTGTTGTTCTGCCATAGCCTGGGCTGTTGCTAACATTTGCTGTTGCATTTGCACCCGTTCCTGTGGTGTTGTTCTTAAATTTGCTGGTATCGACAATAGATCAGCCAGGTAATCTCCGACAGCATCTTGTTTAACTAATGTTTGACCAACTGGACCTAATGACTGAGATATCTGCATAAACGACATGACATCGTTTACACGGTCCATATTACCAGCCATTGCCAACGGTGATGTCGGTAAAATCTGTACTTCCAGACCGTTTATCTTTAACGGTAAATCTATCATTCCCATTTCGTTCATTAACTCTAATGACCTTCGTACAATCGGGTTCATAGTTTCATTAATCAATCGACCAAAAGCTGATCCTAAATTTTGAGATAATTCTTTCATTCGTTCTACAATTTCAGTAGCTGACCTGGCACTCATGTTATCGGGTGGTAGACTTTCATCCAATAAAGTCTTTTTAATATTGGCCCGTAAGTCAGATGAAACAATTTGTGACAGTTGAGGATCACCACTTCTTTGCAATGGTTGCAAACTAGGACCTCTAGGACCACCATTCGATGAAACACTTACAACGGCTCCAGGTACAATGGAGACAGTCTCGGGGTTAAGGACACCATCATCTACAGCCGTAAAAACTCCCCCAATAGACAATGAAGCATTTTTAAGTGTTAGCTCAGTTACTTTGTTCAATGTCTTTATATCGGGTAATGCATACAATACAGGACCTCTTCCGTATCTTTCATTACTGGCTTTCATGTACCTGGAAACAATAAACGGAAAACTTTTTAAAGTTCTCGTTACTAATTTAAAATCTTCTTCCATTGTGGAAATGCAATAATAAATAAACCCGTCATTGGTATAAGTCGCTTCTAACAATTCTACCTTTTCTGTCGGGTCCTCTTCATATTTTTTAGCCAGTTCATCTGGTATTTTCGCATCTGGAAATTCACGGTCCAATACATTAAAAGGTTTTTTTAATCGTCTATAAACCGTATCAACTTTCCCATTTGGTCCTTCTTCAAAGCAAACATGATAGCTCGGTATCGCTTCATAACGTATCGGTGTTTCAGCATCTCCAGGCTGGATCAGCATAACCGATGTGCCTACAGCTAAATCTAAAAGAAATTCACCCATAGCCAGGTCAAATCCAGATTGTCTCATTATGGAAAACATTTTAGTTGAATAAAAATCCAGGGCTTGTTGTGCTTCTATTTTTCTATCTTCGGGTATATCTTCACCAGGTAATAATCGACACCATTCCCTTTGTGGTGGAAACAATGATGATTGTAGACGGTTCGCAAATCGAGCCGTAGAATGTACAGCCGTACTATCAAATACCCGTTTCATTTTATTTTGACCAGGTGTATCACCCTCATAATAACCGTCATAAAGATTTCGCATAGGCAAAGCAAACTCATAGGCTTCTTCGTAAATAGCTCTCCAATGATCCTTATGGGCTTCTGCTTGTTTAAAGCGTTTCTTTATTTCGGTTAGGGTGAGTTCAGCCATTATCTTTTCTTTGCTGTCTTAGCACTATCTCTAAATGCTTTTGCAGTTGGAGAACCTTTACTACCAGGCTTCCTCATTTTCTCTTTACTACCAGCTTTTATACGCTTTCTTTTTGCGTGAATGTTGGCATATCTGCCAGGTTTTTTAGCCATTACTTTTTCCTCTTCTTAGAAGCCATGATTTTTTTCTGTAATGATGAAGGCAAAGTTTTTTGTTTACTTGTTAAATTTTTTTTCGGTCTACCTTTTTTACTTCCGTATGTACCAGGACCCATTGGCATAATTAAGTACTCCTTGTTTTATTACGTTGAGAAATAGCGTTAGCCTTTTTCTTGGCATCTGCTGACGAACTAGCTCCCCATTTTCGGAGTGCTAATAACTTTCTAGTTGGCTTACCGTCTTTAAAATCTGGACCTTTGACACCAGCCATTCGAGCAAGAAAACTGGCCCGTCTAGGATTGTCTCCCGAAGAAACTGGTTTTTTTAAGTTACTACCCGTAGTGCGATTGAAATGCTTACGACCAGCTTCCGATAAACCACCAGTAGGATTTTTATGTACTTTTCTCATTCTTCCTTTTCTTCATGTACAGGCTGTGTAAACTTAGGATTTCTACGCCATACCTTTTGTGGTCTTTCCACATAAGGCTCCTGGGGTTCAACTTTCTCTTCTTCCTTTTCTTCGTCAGCCATTAAGTGTTCCTTGGATTACGACCAGCAACACCTAGTTTAGTTTTTGGAGCTTCCAGGTAATCGGGTCTAGCCATTCCTCCAGCCATCATCTGTGACATTCCACCTTTTGCCCTCGACTTTCTTCTACTTTGAGCAATTCTAGTCTCCTGTAATTCATCAGCCTGGACTTGTGCTTCTTTAGCAGACAAAGTATCCGTTACTTCTTGTGGAGGAGGTGGTGGTGGTTTTGGTCTGGAGAATAATGAACCCATTAAAAATACCTCGCATACATAAAATGATCCAATCCATCTGGACCGTATTGTTTTAAAATTCCTTCCCGATTAAAATAACACCTTTCAGCCCATGTTACAGCCCGTGAATTATGCGAATGAACGGTAAACTGAAGCCGTACAAGGTTGTTTTTCTGTGCATAATGCTCAAAAAATCTTAATGAAGCTCTATGCATAGATATCGTTTTTCTATTAATATGTCGGCTCGGCATCAGCCAGGCTTCGGCTACACCTTTCCATAATGGAAACACGCCAAAAAAAGCATAAAACATATCATCACCGACAGCCGTATAAGCGACACCGTAGTCAGCAAAAGCCATCATATAGTTTCGATAATCCTCAAACTGCGTTAATACTTTGTGGTCATGGTCATTGAGTTCTATTCGGTCCAGGTGCGATATATGAAACGGAATAATCCGATGCCTGGGCGTATCCATACGCATAACTTTGTTTAATTCATCAAGAGAAAACATCAAAATCCAATACCTTCGCAGTTGAGTTGCCATATTCAGAACGGGGTCTGACGGTCATTCGTTTATGTTCACCACCACCTAACAGGCAGTAACCGACAGCATCCCCAACATGGGAGTGTTCATTTTTATTAGGGCTGTCTTTAAATCTTTCTTGTCCAGCACCAATCGCAACACGCTTAAAATGATATCCACCAGCAAGACTTTTTCTTAATCTCTGACATTTACGATTGACCATAAAGCCAGGTTTACCGTCTATCAATCTTCCCATAGGAATAGCCACAGCTTCACGCCTGGTCCTAAAATCATTAGTCGCAGTTGGCCTGGCTAAAAGCCCATGTGTCTTTAAATGGTCAAAGGCAGTTGTCTCAAATATCTGATCTCTCTGCATACCAGCTGGATCACCCCACATATTAATTTCAAAGCCAGGAAACCTCATCTCTAATTCGCTTTTAAGTACAGAGCAAAAACGTTCAAGACCGATATCAAACGTCACAACCTCATGCAGTATATGCCAACGACCATTCGGCAACTTCTGAGCAAAAACACCAGCTGGAGTTAATCCAAAGTCTAAGCCGATATTAATAGGAATATTGGGAACAGGCTCCAGGTCAGCCGACATCGTAGTGTCATCATACTCGGACCAGACGGGTCTACCTTCCTGGACATAGGTGTATTTGCCTTCAGCGTAACAGCGTATCCAATCCAGGTTCTTTCCACCTAATAACTGCACATAATAGCCTTCGGGTAGATTGTTTATATTCTCAGCCTTTTCATTAACCTTCCACCATCTACC